ACAATCTTTACGTCGTCCTTGTACCAAGTGATCGACTCTATGTTTCCGCTGCTGCCGCAGGGACCAGTCGCATCTGCAAATGGGTACAACGCACTGCCTATGCCGGCTGGCATGTTGGCCGGGAATAATATATTCGGAGGAAGTACACCATCCAACCCATCGTTAGTGTTGCCGGTGCTGCCGGTCGGCGCTGAATCGTTGAAGCCCAGTCCGCCGCCGCTTGGGGATAGTTCCAGTGGATCATCGCCATCGGCTGCAGTGAACGTTTCAGCGGGGATGGTGTTGTCGCTGCTGGAGTTCACATCACAGCTCACGCCGGTGCGGCCACTTGGCAAGATGATGCCGGTGCCGACAGCAGCAGCCACATCCAACGCGATCAGGCTGCGGCCTTGGTCGTCGATCGGGAAGTGTGTGGCCTCATAGCTCACATCACCCGCCAGTGTCTTGGTGATGCGCTCCACTTGGTAGAGGTAGTCATGCACTGAGTTGGCGTAGGTGGTGTTGTCACGCGCCAGCTGCACGCGGATGATGTCGCCAGCGCTGATGAGCGTGTTGTGCTCCTGCGGCCTGGCTGCAAACCTGATGGTGTGCGTGGTGTAGAGCCGCTTGGCCAGGATGTAGGCGCCAACCTTGACGGCGTGATCCTCGCTGGTGCAGAACGTCGAGAGATCATGCGACTCATACGGCCCAGTCTCAGCAGTCCCGCTGTAACGCACCTCAGCAGTGCGGATGATGCCGATGTCGCTCTCCAGCTGCTGGCGCCAGATCACCTGCGCCACGAACGGCTGCCGGTCCGCCAGTGACAGGTAATTGATCTCCAGCGTGCCGGGCAGCACCGTGTCTTCGGTGAAGGTGTACTCCGCCGTGATCGCCGTGGTCTTGATGGCGCTGCCGGCAGTCACCGGCAGCAGCGGCCGCAGCCCGCGTTTGCCACCTGCACTGCTCTCGGCCAGCAGGAAGTAGGGCGCCAGCCTGGCGGCGAGGTCTGAGTAATTCGTGCTCTCGCGGATCTCGATGTTGCAGGTGAAGCCGTTCACCTCAAGGAACGTGGCTGCTGCCAGCAGTGCGGTGTCGTCGATCATCGCCGCTGGCACCCTGCTGGTATTGACCAGCAGCCATTTCACCAGGTCCGCGAAGTTGTCGCTAGGGCCAGTCACGCTGTCGTAGATCCGGGTGACGGCCATGCCACCACGGATGAACAGATGTACCTGGCGGTTGTACTGATCGAAGCCATCCGGGATGGTGACGTTGAAGCTGAGCGTGCTGATGCCGGGGTAGCTGCCGACCGTGCCGCAGAAGAATGGCGCCTCGGGCAAATCCTTACCGGCACGCTGCACCAGGAAGTTGCCGGGTGTCCAGGTGCCAGCCCTGCGGTTGTAGGTCTGCGTGTGTGCGCCAACACGGCAGGCACGCTGAAACACGTCTTTGACCGGGATGCTGTCGAGCTGGCCCTCGCTCAGCACCAGCATGTAGTAAGCGGTGACGTTGTTGCTGGCGTCATTCTCAAAGCGTGCTTCGGTGGCGCCGGGGCTGATCAGGATGCCGCCTTTGCTGTTGCGGAATCGGGCGAACACAATCGGCACCGGCTCGCCAATCTGCGCGAACCGCTGCGGGCTATCTAGCTCTGTGGTGCCTTGCGCGGCGGTTGCATCAGCTGGTGCGTTGATCTGACCGGCTTGGATGGCCAGCAGTGCCAGTGGATCGCTGGAGGAAAGAAAGCTCACTGCCTGATGCCCTGCCCCATGATCGCCAATGTCAACCGGCGCGGTGGCACTTGTGCTCCAACGGGAGACAATGCCGAGCCGAGTTGTATGGTCAGGCTAGTCAATCCGCCATTGCCGCCAACCACTTGGCCGGTGTATGCAGCTACCAGCTCCTGCCCAGCTTGCGGTGTGTTGTTGTTGATGGTGGAATCGAACTGGTAGATACTGAGATCCACCAGGCGGCCATCGCTGATGGCAGCCAAGAACGCATCCAGCACCAGGCCGGTTGCTGCAGCGGTAACGGAGACTGACTCTTCAGTGCCGCTACTGCCGGCGGTAATACCATCAGCAATGAACGGCACATAGTTCCAACTGGCGCCGGACCATGTGACGTTGGTATTGGCGTAGTAGCTCTGCCACCGCTGGTAGGTAACGCCAGCAGCGTCATAGATGCGGAGGTATTGGCTTTGCGCTCTCATCAGGCCATGCCCAGCGCGATGCGTGCAGACGGTGTACGCAGACGGCCGATCACGCCTTCAGCGGTCAACCGCATGGCGCGTTCCATGTCGGCCACGGTGACATAGCGCTGGCCGTCAAACTCCATCACTGGGCCGGTGGTGATGTTGATTGTCGGCGCTCCGCCGCCTGATGCCGCGCCAGCCAGCACTGCGCCACCACGGGCGCCTGCTAGGAAGTTGCTACTGGCCGCGGCCATCTTGGATTCAGGCACCACGTATTCGCGCTCGCCGCCTTCGCCTACCATCGCCAGTGTTGGCCGGTCCACCACGCCGCCTTGCGCAAAGGCTGGCACTGCGAGGCTTGGTATCACCGGAATGTCAGGTGCCGGTAGTCGATTGTATGACCTGATCAGCACATTGATCAATCCTGCCGCAAAGTTCACGCGGTCCGCCAAATACTGCAGCACGCTGCGAAAGACATTCTTGATCGTGCCGACTACTGCTTCAAATGCTTTGCCGATCGCACTGCCGATCTTGCTGAAGATCGCCACTGCGCCATCGTAGAGGCCCTTGAAGAATCCAAGGATGGGCTTTACGTAGTAGTTCATGTAAGCCTGTGCGCCAGCTTTTAACAAGCTGCCGATCTTATTAAAGGCTGCGCCGATAAAGTTCACTACAGCATTGAACGCTGCACCGATCTGATCACGGAATGCGTAGATCGCAACGCCAGCTGCAACCAGCAGCGCCACGATGCCAACCGGGCCAGTGATCAGAACGATAAACGCCGTAGCAATACCAGCAATGATGCTGCCTGCACTGGCTAATGCGCCACCTGCTGCGAACAGGCCAGCAATCGCGCCGCCGATCGAGATGATGGCAGAGATTGCAGGCGCCAATGCAACCAGCGCTGTGAGCAATCCGCCAATCACCAGCAGCGTGGCCTGCACCGGCTGTGGCAGTGCAGTGAATGCTTTGATGATGCCGACAATGCCCTGTGCAATGCTTGTAATCGCAGGCAGCAACGCCGTGACTGCTTCGTTGAATGGTCCGCTGAGGCTGCGGCCGATTGCATTCAATGAATCATTGAACTCATCAGCTGACTTCGCCATGTCGCCAGAGATCGTGGCTTGATATTGCTCAAGCGCGGCGCGGCCTTGATTCAACATTGGAATCAGCTCAACGCCAGACTTGCCGAATAGCTGCATCGCCAACGCAGACTTCTCAGCGCCGTCTGGCATCTTGGCGAAACGATCGGAGATCTCAAGCATTACAGCATCAAGGCTGCGAACCTTGCCCTGTGCATCTCTGGTGGCAACACCGATGCCGGAAAGCGCCTTGCTGGCGGCAGAGCTTGGATCGGTGATGCGTTTGGCGAGTTGCCCCATGCCCTTGGCGACACCTTCAATGCTGCTGCCGCTATCCTGCGCTGCCTGTCCAAACCTGCTGAGCGATTCCACGGCCACGCCAGTGCGCTGGCTCATGTCATTCAAATTGTCTGCCGCATCAATCGAGCCCTTAGCGATTGCGGTCAGTCCAGCAACAGCCCCTACCGGCAGCAACGCACCCATCAATCCGCCGACGCCTTTGGCAGCCTGTCCCATGCGCCCGAGGCCGCCGCCGACTGCTCCGGCTTGCTTGTTCAGATTGCCAAGGCTGCGGCTAAGGCCGTCGATCTCGCCCTGGCCTTGAACGTTCGCCTTGACCTTAAGGATCGCGTCAAGCTTCACGGCTCACCAATCGCAGGACTTCAGCCTCGATGATCTGCAGATCGCTCAGCATCGCAGATTCATCCGCCACTGACCGCAGTCTAAACAGCCACGCCACTGCGCCATAGTCCAGTCCGATCAGGCCGCCAGGGCCGGTGCGCCATTGCGTCTGGCAGTCGAGGAACATCATCAGCGCAGGCCACGCATCAGGCTCAACCTCGAAGTGCTCGGGCTGGCCGGGTTCAAACCCGACCACGCCAAGCACCGCGGCATCGTCTGCGGTTTTGTCGATCACGCCGCCCTTGACCCAATGCTGAGCGGCGTCCTTCAGTTTTTTGCTTTGTTGCCGGTGACGCTTTCGAAGTACGCCACCACAATGGCGCTGGCGACTGCCGGGATATTCAGCAGCTCAGCCTTGCTGGCGGCAGTAAATGGCACGTCCTCGCCGTCTTCATCCTGCACATTGATCCAGCCGGCCAGCACCTCATCAGCTACTGATTGATCGGTCAGGTCGATTTCGTCATCGCCGCGCTGCTTTGCCCTGAACAGGTCTTGGATCTCATTGATCCGCGTCTGCGCCAGTCGGTTGAACCGCGCATCAAAGGTCTGCTTCTCGTAGCGTCCGCCATCAATCGGCAGGCGCAGCACCACCGGCCACTCATAGGTGGCCGATTTTTTCAGGACAAATGCCATGCAGGATCAGGAGAATGTAAGGACAACTTCATCGTTGCCGGCGCCGGTCGGGATTGCCACGTAGGGCAGGTTCAGCATTTGCACGCCGTCCTGGTCAGCATAGGTCGGGTTGCTGATGTCCACCTTGGGCGCCACCAGCGAGACTCTATTGCCAGCGGTTGTGCCATGCAGCAGCGTCAGCACGCCGGTGGTGTCGTTGTTGGCAATGGCGAAATACTCCTTCGT